TTACTCAGCATCACAGCCAATGAACGCAGGCGGCGCAGTACAGCCTGGTTCAATCCGCGGTAATGTGCTTGGTTTGGATTTGTATGTGGACAAGAATTTTGCAGCCACTACAACTATTGATGACTCAGCGGTAATCCTTGCACCTGAAGCATTTACCGTATATCGCAGCGCGACAAATTACATGTCTGTAAATGTCGTTTCAAACCTACAGGTACAGGTTGCAATTTATGGCTACATGGCCACTATTGCAAAAATGCCTAACGGTATCGTCAAGTTTAACTTGAACTAATCCCCTAAGAAGTCGGTGGGTCATTAGCCCTTTGGCCCACCGACCTTAACAAGTAAAGGAGTACAAAATGGCAGCCACCTATGTAACCGTTGCAGAACTGCGCGCTAATTTAGGTATTGGCACTTTGTACACCGATGCAACGCTTGATGAGGTTTGCCAGGCGGCGCAGGATCAAATCAACTCCTTCCTTTGGTTTGACTCAGCGCCAGTTGTGGGAACGGCACTAATATCAAATGTTGCAACTGTTATGTTGGCCAACCCCGGTATATTTACAGTTGGGGAAACAGTAACGATTGCTGGGGCTGGTTCAACATTTAACGGTGCTTACACAATTACAGGCACAATTCCATTTAGCACAGGCACAGCAAACATCTTGCCAGCGTTTAATTTGCAATTAAGTTATTGGCAAAATCCACAGGGTTACAGTTTTATCCAATATGCAAAAACGGCTGCTAACCAGAATTTTAGGCGCGTACTGCCTTATGGCACTGCCACTGGTGAGGATACAAAAACCGCTACTTATGTAAACACAGCCAGCGTGCGCGAGGCGGCCATGATTTTGGCCGTTGATATTTTTCAAGCACGGCAGGTTAGCCAAACTGGTGGCGTAAGTGTAGATAACTTTAACCCTAGCCCTTACCGCATGGGCAACACCATGATCGGCAAAATCCGAGGCTTATTAGCGCCTTACATGTCTCCAGCATCGATGATTGGATAAACATGGCCGTAGCAATTACAGCACTGCGATCAACCATCGCCGCCGCGTTAGCAAATAACGGCGTATGGCAAACCTTTGCATATCCACCTACAACAGTTTTGGCCAATTCAGTTATCGTATCGCCTGCCGATCCTTACATAGTGCCTGCAAATGGTCGCTATAACCAAGCAGCAATACAACCTATGGCCAATTTCCGCATAACCATGACCGTGCCAGCCTTTGATAATCAGGGCAACTTGGCTGGCATCGAGGATACGATGATTGCAGTTTTTAATAAACTTGCAAACAGTGCGATCCAATTTAGCGTTACCACAATATCTGCGCCTACAGTACTAAACGCAGATAGTGGCAGCCTGCTTATGGCAGACCTTCAAATAACCGTACTAACAACATGGAGTTAAAAATGGCAGATCAACAGATAACCCCGGCAGATATTGAGGTTTTAAAAAAACTTGGTCTGCCAATCCCAAATGAAACACCGACCAAAAAGAAGGATGAGGAATAATCCGTGGCAATTTATTTAGATAATCAAGTTGGCCTGAAAATTGCCACAGTTGATTTAAGCGAGTATGTAACATCAATTACGCTAACTCAAACCTTTGACGAAGTGGAAACCACCAGCATGGGGGCGGCATCTCATCAATTTTCAAAAGGTTTGGAAGCCAGCACACTGCAGGTAGATTTCTTGAACGATTGGGCAGCGGCCAAAGTACAGGCAACACTGCAAGCCGCATACGGCACATCCGTAACTGCTTTAATCGTGCCAGTACGTGCGGCATCAGCCACAGTAATTAGTGCAACAAATCCGCTATACACAGTATCTATTTTGGTCAATAACTTGACTCCTGTAGGTACAGGTGGGCCAGAGGATTTTGCACGGTCATCTATGACTTTTACCTGCACATCTGCGGTTGCATACGCAACTTCAGGATCATTTAACTAAGGGGCAAACAATGGCACGACTAAAAATCGTAAGGGCTACTGGGGAAACTATCGTAAGTATTACCCCGGTGGTTGAGGTCGCGTTTGAAAAATATTCAGGTCAAGGCCTGTATAAACAGTTGCGCGAGCATGAGAAAAACAGTGATCTTTACTGGTTGGCTCACAACGCGCTAATGCGCCAAGAAGTAATACCGCCATTTGGGGATGATTTTTTAAACTCGCTTATCTCAGTTGAGGTAATCGAGGATGAAAGCCCAAAAGGATAGATCGGGGTTCGTACACTTATTTAGTGGCATCACTTGCCATTGAGTTAGGTATTAGCCCCGATCAAGTCCTGGCGATGGATGAGGTTATGTTTAAAGCAATACTGCAGGTATTAGGAGATCGAGCAAGGGAGCGTGCAAGTGCCAGTAAACATCACAGGCGTACAAGGCACGCTTAAAGCCATGCGTAAATTCGACCCTGACTTAGCCAAGCAGATGAACACACAGATACGCGGCGCTATGATGCCGATACGCGACAAAGCCCGAGCATTTGCGCCAGGCAACAGCGAGATGCTTAGCGGCTGGACTACAGCCAATACATCGACCGCGGCAAGAGGCCATAGGTTTTTCCCTAAATACGATCAAAGCGAAACCCGGGCTGGCATTGTCTATAGGCAGGGCGCTAACAATAAAGGCGAAATGTTAGGGGCAAAATTTACACGCCGTTGGCAGGTTGCTTATTTTGTTGCAAACAATTCGCCAGGCGGTGCAATCTTTGAAACATCAGGGCGTGTAAATCCAAACGGCAGGCCAGCATCTCGCATAGTTTCAAGCCGTCATAAATTGGAGTCGGATCGTAAGTACCGAGTAGCAAGCGGCACAACCAAAGATATGAACAGCCTAAATCCAAATGCAGGCCGTCAATTTTTAGCACCGCTTGGGCCGCTATACGGTAGCCGTGGCACAATAGACCCTAGATTTGGTAACACAGACCAACGCGGCCGACTTATCTACCGTGCATGGGCTGAGGATCAAGGGCGCGCGGCACATGCAGTAAACCTTGCAATTAACATAGCCGTAGCGCAATTTAATGCTAAACACACAGCAAGCGCGTATGGGATGGCCGCATAATGGCAAATCTAGTAGTCAGTGCAGTAGCCAAATGGAACGGTACAGCCCTTAAAAAAGGCGAACGCCAACTTACTCAATTCCAAAAAACTACCAACCTGTTGGCCAAATCTTTTGCGGCGGCGTTTGCAGTACGCAAAATTGTGCAATTTGGCAAAGCATCAGTACAGGCGTTTGCCGCCGATGAAAAGGCGGCCAAGTCGCTATCGATAGCCTTACAAAATACAGGTAATGGTTTTGCTGGTATTGCTACTGAAGGCTTTATTGCCAGGATGCAAGACACTTACAATGTGTTGGATGATGAATTACGCCCGGCATTTCAAACTTTACTTAATGCCACTGGATCAGTTACAACAGCGCAAAAAGGCCTGCAACTTGCCTTAGATGTATCGCGCGGCACAACTAAGGATTTGGCCAGCGTTAGCGGCGCATTAGCAAAGGGTTACTCGGGGCAAACTACAGCGTTGAGCCGACTTGGCGCAGGTTTGGATAAAACGATACTTAAAAGTGGTGATATGGAGCAGATCACCGCGGCGCTTACGGCTAGATTTAAAGGGCAAGGTTTAGCGGCAACAAAAACTTATGCAGGCCAAATGGATGCCCTTGCTGTTTCATCTGCCAATGTAAAAGAAATTATTGGCAAAGGCATATTGGATAGTATCTCGGCGCTTGGCGATGCTGATGGCATTACTAAGGCAACAGAGGAAATGGAAAAGTTTGCACAAAGTTCATCTGATGCCTTGCTTGGCGTATCTACCTTATTTGGCAGATTTAAAAACGAGACAAAAACCGGGGGTTTACTAGCCAAAGGTTTTAGCGCATTTATGAATAGTGGCTACTTAGCCAGTGTTGGTAAAGAAGCACGCATAAAAAATGCGCCGTACTCCCCTACATCAATGTACTTTACAACCGAGCAGGCCGAGCGCGCCAAACTTGTTGCAACAATTAAAAAGCAAAATACAACAGAAAAAGAAAAACAAAAATTAAGTGCGGCTGAATTAGCCGACAAAAAGAAGCAAGCCGAATTAGATGCGCTTAAAAAGAAGTTTGATGTAGACCGTATCAACCTGGAAACAGCCTTAGCCAACTCCAAAGATGAGGCAGAAAAAGCACGCATCCGTAGCCTGCTTACAATCATGGATGAGGATGCCAACAGCGCGGCCAAGCGCATGGCTGAGTTAGATAAGGCCAATGCAGCCAAGATGCAGGCAGAATACTTTGCAGCCATATCCTTAAATAACTTGGCTGAGGCCGCACGCTTGGCGGCTATGGGAGTAAAGACTATTACGCTTGGTGGCGCTCCTATTCAGAATTTCCAAGCCAGTGCAATCGACCCAAATACAGGCATGGCTAACCCGGTATTGGCACAGGCGGTAGCAATCGAGGCAGACCTAGCAGCCGCGTTTGCCGATGAAGCCGCAACAATCGCTGAGACAATAGCCCAAAGCAGCGAACGAACATTGGCCGAATACTTAAACACAATTAGCGGATTGCGTACCGCAGTGCCAGGTTCATCAATCGGTGGAGTAAATAACATAACAATTAACACACCGCTTGGTAGCGAGGATGTACTAACGGAAACCATGCAGCGCGTAATTCAAAAGTTAAACCGCATGGGCGATAACTTATCCTATGCAGGGGCGCTTTAATGGCAGTACCTACGCTTAACGCTTTTATTAATTTTGGTACTGGCCCTGCTTTTGCGCAGGCCATGATTATTGGCCAGGGCATCATTGGCACAAACATTTTGGCAGATAACGCTGCGCTAATTGTCGATGTATCTAGCCAGGTTGATGGGGTTACTACGCGCCGCGGCCGTAATGCTGAGGCCGATCAATTCCAAACTGGTACTTGCACCATGCGGATTGTGGATCAAAACGGAGACTTTAACCCACAAAATTTAACAGGGCCTTACGCAGGGCTGCTTAATCCTATGCGTAAACTACAAATTACTGCCACACACAACGGTGTTACCTATCCTATTTTCAGCGGTTTTATTACTGGTTATCAAACCATTACACCGCAGGAGTCAAACGACAATGTTACCTACACAACCATTACAGCGGTAGATGCTTTTAGATTGGCGCAAAATGCACAGATAACTACCGTGCCTGATACATCCGCTGGCCAAT